TCATTGGAACAGTTCGCCGTTAAAGGCTTTTTGTACAGTTGATTTATAGATGGTTTCCATCTCTTCTAGGCTTAAATAAAGTTGTGCCTTTTGTCTTTCTATTTTAAGAACTATTTCTTGAAAGCGAAGTTGATCTTCCATAGGGGGTAATGGTATATCGATTGTTTTAATGTTAGTAGCTGTGATAGTTTTTTTTGCCGTTCTTGTAACATGCTGTTCTAATTTACTTTGGCCATCTTTTGACATAAGAAAAAAGTAAAGATAAGCAGGAGCACAAAGATCAGGATTTGCACTAAGTCTTAATAAATTGGGGCTTATATTGGCATCCACTAGGTTTTCACTTATAACAATACCTATTCGCTTAGCTGTTGAACCATCACCCCTCACAGCCATAACAGAATCAAACATTTTAAGGTGTGTCCGGGGATATCTATTGTGGATTTCAGTTGTAATAAAATCATAGTTGTCTAAATTATCATCAACCATACCATCCATAGTAATGTTGCCGATTTTTAGTACAGGGATACCAGTTTCTTGGTATTCAAAACCATAAAACGTTGGATATCGATATATTTCATTACAGACATCATTTAATGTTAATTGCGAATAAAATTCACCATAAAACATATCTGCGAATGTATCAGATTGCAACTTGTTTAGGGTAGTAATCTGCTCTCGTCTCATTTGGAGTCCATTTCTTGATATTTCTAAGGCCCTTCCAATATTGCGCTGTTGTGTGATATCCAGTTCAGGCACAATTATGTTTTGAAGTCCATCATTATTTATAGCCTTCTGAGTTGCACCGCTACAGTATTTATCTTTTTGCCTATTAAACTCTCTCGAGTTTAAAAATTGAAAAATAAACTCGTGATCATACTCGCCCTTGGGGCGTACAACATAAAACCCTGTTGAGACAATTAAATCTTTTGTCTCTTCTGTGATTGTAAGAACCTTATTGGTGTTTTGCATTTTCGCAAAAACAATATCCCCCACTTCTACATTAAGATTCGCCCTTGATGGTCGAGAGGTAAATGTGACTTCTTCAAGTTCGTCCCTATTGACAATGTTTCCCTTAAGGGCTCCTGTGCTTAAATACAATCTTGAACCGTTAAATGAACTTACGCTAGAACCTGCAAACTCTATACAGTCAAGGAGACGTAAATTACTCATCAAACATCGCCTCCAATTCTGCCATGCCAGTAAGTATTTCTTCTTCTAATTCTCTAAACCGAGCGATGCTTACACTGGGATGGTCATAGGTTATTTCATCGTCGTCGCGTTCTTTATATGTGTTATAACGCAAGTCATATTTTTTATTAATAATTTCTTCGGCTGGGACAAGGAACGATTGATCTTTACGCGTTCTGGAAGCCTCTGCATCCAAATTCTTATAGCGTGCAATGATATCTTCAATGTCACCGTCATTTCCAGATTCTATTCGCTTATCATCGAGACTGCGCCCATCAGAATGCATATCATAGAACCACACATTATCAGTTCCGCCGGTTCCTGTTTTTGTGAAAATAAGGATGGCAGTAGATACGCCAGCATAGGGTTTAAATACACCAGATGGCATAGAAATTACAGCCTGCAATCTGTTTTTTTCTATTAACTCTTTGCGAAGGTCTTTATGCGCTTTTGTAACTCCAGAAAGAACACCATCTGGTACTATGCAAGCACAACGGCCACCCGCATCTAACATCCGCAGAAAGAGTGCGACAAACAATAATTCAGTCTTTTTTGTATCAGCAACCGAAATTAATGACGGAGCAACCGAATCATGGTCAAGTGAACCCTTAAACGGTGGGTTTGCTAATACGACGGTATACTTATCTTCGTCTGTATTGCTCTTGGAAAGCGAATCATTAAATTTAATATTAGCATTATCCATACCGTGTAAAATTGTGTTCATCGCTGTGATTCTGAGCATGGTTTGGTCGGTATCATAGCCTGTGAACATTTTATTTTGATAGTGTTCGCGGGCCTTTGTATTTGTTCGAAGCTCATACTCATTATTTTCACGTACATAATGTCCAGCCATTACTAAAAATCCACCCGTTCCGCAAGCGGGATCCACCACGGTATCCGTAAGCTGGGGATCAACCATTCGAACCATCATATCAATGATATGGCGCGGTGTTCTAAACTGTCCGATACGGCCGGCTGTCTGAAGTTTGGAAATCATATACTCGTAGATATCACCCTTCATATCCCTGTCCTGCAACGGTAAATCTTTGATTGCAGTCACAACTTTTTGCGTTATAAGTGCATTTGGTAGCAGAAAATTTGCGTCTTTCATGTACTTAGCATAAGCACTTTTCTTGTTGACTTTCAGACCTTCTATTGCATGGCGTGTTCCATCAGCCATACGTATTGAAGTGTTGTTTCCTTTTATAAAAGGAAACACCCTGTCCCGCAATCGATCAAATATCTCTTCTGCTTTCAGGTCACAGAATTTGTTCCAACGTAATAATTGTCCAATTTCATCTTGCGGAAATATTCGTTCAGTAGGTTCGCCCCCAACTAAAGCATCTTTCTTTTCATTTGCTGTTTCAATATCATCCAGTGAGCGTATAAAGAACAAATATGTTAACTGTTCTATTACTACTAATGGATTTGCGATACCGTATGAATACATATCATCCCAGATCTTATCGATCTGGTTTTTTAGTTCTCCCACGATCATCACCTCAACCTCCGATTCATTTTATAAAGTTAAATTTCACATTCTTCAAAGCAGAATCCCTGCCTTGTGCGGTAAACTCTGCGTCCACAGAGTTCACAAAACGCTGCATCTTTGTCATTAACATGGTCACATGGTTCATGTGTTACAGGAAGTTCTTTCTTCAACGCATTACCACAGGCTATGCAGAAATTCGAATGCGGTTTTATACCGCGAGTGTTTCCGCAATGATGACAAGTGCCTAGCTTCCGTAAAAACGGAGGTAACGGTTTAAGTAGCTTCTGCTGGACAGAATTCTGGCTTATAAATCGCCCAAGTTCGAATTCATCCCTATCCTTACAAACCGCTATCTCTTTCATGAATTCACCAAAATTATGTAGAGTGAATACAGCATTTGCTGGTTCAAAGGAGTAATCCTCCGTTGCCTTTTTATATCGGCTAAGGGCCGCATCATCTGAAATACCACAAATCATTGCAATATCCCGCTCGTCCACAATATCCAAATGTCGCATAATCCATTTGGAAGCCAGGACCTCTCCAGCAAAGATGTCTGCTTCAAACTCTAATTGCTTATAGATAGCGTCATCAAGGTTATCCGCTGTAATGCTCGTGACCTTATAGTTCTTGAGATGGCCGAGATAAATATGACCAATCTCATGGGTTGCTGTCCAGAGCATTCTTGTTTGTGGAATCTCATCTCCAGCATTCAAAATAATATCGTATTGATCACGAGCAACATCATAAATGGCAAGTCCATCTTTACTACGCATTACATAGTCACATATATATTCTGGACTTTTCCCTATCTCTGATGAAAGCTGGTGTACATACTTCAGTCTCCAGTTCGACTGTGACCTTATGATGTCTATGGGACTCACGGGGAGCCAGCGAATCCCGAAATCATACAGAAACTTATGGGCCGCATAATAAACCCTAAGAGCGGCCTCAGATTCATTTCTCGAACTCATCTGGATAAAGGGATTCCATAACCTTTCTTAGCTTTTCAAGATCTTCATTTGTAAGTTCCGCCCCCGCTCTTACTATTGCACGAAGATGCTCATTTTCAATAAACTCAGCTATTTTTACTGCATTGTTGGAATCTCTGAAAGCTTCCTGTGCCATCAATAGGGCTTTTTCATCAATAGCCAACCCTCCATTGGCAGTTCTTGCCACGGCACGAAGATCCGAGTCGCTGATATCTGTATTTTCAGCGCGCCATTTATTTATAGCAGTCTCAAGCTGCTCCCTTTTTTGCATGTCAAGTAATGCAGCTAGTGGCGTATTAAGTGCTGCAGCAATTTTTACAAGTACATCAACTTGAGGTTCACGTGCTCCACTCTCTATATAGTCTAAATAAGATTTTGAAATACCTACATTCTTACTCAGTTTGAGCGCCGATAACTTCGCTTCTTTTCTTAAATTTTTTATGTGCTGACCCAGTGCGATGCCCATTCTGCACCTCCTTAATCTTTTATTACCACAAATAATCTAAATACTATTGACATTGACCACTATTTGTGGTAGATTATATTTGTAGTTTTGAATTAGGTTGTTGCGAAACCCTAGTTGTTAAGCACAAAATTATATTACCACATAAAGTGGGCAATGTCAATCAATTTTACACAAATATTTTACTAAGGGGGATGAAGCTCTTGAGGAAAATGAAATGTCCAAAATGCGGGCGCAGAGCCTTTGATATATCCAAACTTCCCATGGAGAAGGTTGAGGTCATACTTAAATGCCCTCAGTGTAAAAAGATCGTCTCTGTTCCGTGTATTGAAAAATCTGAACTTAAAGCGTTATAACGAATGCTTTAAACCATGAAGGGAGGTGATATACATGGCGAAGACCAACAAAAAACAGACATCAAAAGCGATTGCTACAAAAGCCTCTTCTATTTTAAGAGATGGAAGAACCAGCTCTAAAAGCAAGTCAGTAGCGGGCAGCGCATTGTCACAAACAAGACCTACCCCAAAAAAGAAGTAAAATCTACTTAAAATCATACCGAGCAACGGAGCCGAGTGCGAGTTACCAAATAGCCGGATGAGTTACGAAATACAAATTCGTAGCCATCCGGCTATTTGTGTTTTGTAAGCATTCGGCTTTTTGTTTCTCCTGCTTGGCTCCTTTATTTGAAAGGAGTCAAACATGAAAAAACAAATTATTACCTACACTTACTGGCGTTGGGATGAGGAATCAAAAAGAACTCTCCCTATCACCATCACCGCAGGCCAAGACGGCGTAACTGAAGAGCATATTATCATGCTCAGTGATTTCGACCACGCAGCTGACCTTGGTGACCGCTACGAAAAAGAAAACCGCGATTATGAAACAGAGAATAAAAAATCTAAGTTTGAAACCGATCCTGAAAATTCAACCGGTGACCCTATTGAAAACCTTGAAACCAGTGCTACCGACCCCGCTCATATTTTGTTCGAAGAAAAAGTGGACGTGCCTAATCCACTCGTTGAACAGTTGCTGACGCTGATGGAAAAACTCACTCCCCAGCAAATCGACCTTATTTATGACCTTTTTGGCAGTGGCCGCCAGCTTACTGAAATTGCCAACGAAGAAGGCGTATCAACTACAGCAATCCATAACCGCAAAAGTAAAATTATCGCCCGCTTAAGGAAACTGTTCGCAGAGCAAGGCATCCTCTAATACCGCTTAACTACTGCCTTTTGGGAGGGGGTTAATAAATTCGGCTTTAAGTAGTGGAAGTGATAAGAAGCTACTTAAAGCCCATCCCTTCCTCCGGGTGCAGACCCGTCTGACACAGGAGGTAAAGCCTATGAATCTGCAACACAAAGTGCAAATCAATGTTGCACGAAAAGATGGCTCTCAGAAGAAAGCCGTTATCAAAAGCGGGATCAGCAAGATACCGCAAAGACTACTGAATTTTCTTTTCGGTGAGTTTACCGAGATTTTGGTACTCACTCCCGGGCAGAGTGTTCAGTCAGTAGAAATCCACGAAATAGGGAAAGGAGGAACTGCACATGAGTCGAATCAAACTGCTTCTTGATGTGGTGAACGACATGGAGTCGCTGACAGAAAGCCTGCGCACCCTGGCAAACGCCATCGCAAGCGATGAACCTTCATTCGAATCCGAAGAAAAGTCATCCACTCAAGAAACACCGGAAGTTAAGCCTGCTGCAAAGACCATCTCTGTTGAAGATGTCAGAGCCGTGCTTACACCTATCAGTCAAAGCGGAAAAACTACCCAGATCAAGGAACTGCTCATAAAGCATGGCGCAGACCGTTTAAGCGACATTGACCCCAGCAAGTACGAGGCCCTCCTTGCGGATGCGGAGGTACTGGCCAATGGGTAGACACGCAGTCCTTTCCGCATCCAGTTCCCATAGGTGGACAAAGTGTACTCCGGCAGCCCGGCTTGAATTGGAATTCGATGATACCCAGTCCTCTGCTGCCGCTGAGGGTACCGCTGCCCATGCTTTAGCTGAACACAAGCTGCGCAAGGCACTAAAAATGCGAAGTAAAAAACCTATCTCTCCCTTTGATTGTGATGAGATGGACGAACACACGGATGCTTTTGCGAGTTTTGTACTTGAGCAACTGGAACTGGCAAAACAGTCCTGCTCCGACCCACTGGTGCTAATTGAACAACGTCTGGATTTCTCCAAATATGTGCCGGACGGGTTCGGTACTGGAGACGTCATTCTTATCTCTGATAAGACCCTGCACATTATTGATCTGAAATACGGTATGGGGATTCTGGTAAATGCTGAACACAACAGCCAGATGATGCTCTACAGTCTCGGTGCCTTAGAAATCTATGACAGCCTTTATGACATTACAGAAGTTTCTATGACCATTTTCCAACCTCGTAGAGAAAATATCAGCACATGGACCATCCCAGTAAATGAACTGAGGGACTGGGCGGAAAACGAGTTAAAACCAAAAGCTGACCTCGCATTTAAGGGCGAAGGCGAATATTGTCCCGGAGACTGGTGTACCTTCTGCCGCGCTGCTGTGAAGTGTCGTGCAAGAGCCAAAGAAAAACTGAAACTGGCACAATCGGAGTTCCGTTTCCCTCCGCTTTTAACAGATGTTGAAATTGAGGAAGTCCTCGGGAAATTAAGCGACATTACCAAATGGGCAAATGATCTTCTTGCATACGCTACCGATGCCGCCGTCAACCACGGAAAAGAGTGGTCGGGCTACAAGGTTGTTGCAGGCAGAAGCATCAGAAAGTTTAAAGATGAGGATGCCGTTGCCAAGGCCGCAAAAGCAAGTGGCTACAAAGATATCTACAAGCAGAGCCTTATCACTCTAACAGAATTTGAAAAGCTGATGGGCAAAGCCAAGTTCAATGAGGTTCTCGGTGACCTCATATATAAACCACCGGGCAAGCCGACTCTTGTTCCTTTTTCGGATAAGCGGCCGGCTCTTAACGTATCAAGCGCAATTAACGAATTTAAAGAAATTATGGAGGATTGAATATCATGGCAAATCAGAAAAACAGTAAAACAAAGGCAATAACTGGTCCAAACACCCGTCTTAGCTATTTCCACGGCTGGGAACCGGTATCCATCAACGGCGGCGCTGAAAAATACAGTGTTTCCGTACTTATTCCAAAGTCCGACAAGGAAACCTTAAAAGCTATTGAAGTTGCAGTGGATGCTGCGATTGAAGAAGGCATCGCAAAATTCGGAGGCAAGAAGCCAAATAAGGCTGCAATCAAACTTCCCCTTCGCGATGGCGATATCGAGCGTGATGACGAAGCGTATAAAGGGCACTACTTCGTTAATGCCAACAGCACTACTGCCCCTCAGATCGTGGACAAATCAGTCAAGCCTATCCTTGACCGTGATGAAGTCTACAGTGGCTGCTATGGAAGGGTGTCACTCAATTTTTACGCTTTCAACTCTAACGGCAACAAGGGTGTTGCTTGCGGCCTTGGTAACATTCAGAAGATTAAAGACGGCGAACCGCTCAGCAGCAGATCCTCGGCATCTGATGACTTCACATCCTTAGAAGATGACGATTTCCTCGCATAGACAAAACGGCACTCACGGTGGGCGGCGGAGCTTTTCCGCCTCCCTTTCCGTGTAAGGAAGGATGTGATTTTTTGAAAGCTATCAGCATTGATATAGAGACCTTTTCCTCGGTCGACCTTGGCAAAAGCGGTGTCTATCGCTATGCCGAAGGTGAGGACTTTGAAGTGTTGCTCTTTGGATATTCCATTGACGGCGGCGAAGCGAAGGTTATAGACCTTGCCTGCGGAGATAAAATCCCTCCGCTTATCATATCCGCTTTGTCTGACCCCACCATTACAAAATGGGCTTTCAATGCACAGTTTGAGCGCATCTGCTTATCCCGTTTTCTTGGGTTCCCCACAGGTACTTACCTCGACCCTTCGGGATGGCATTGCACAATGGTATGGTCAGCTACACTCGGCCTTCCACTTTCACTTGAAGGTGTAGGTAGCGTTCTTGGATTGGAAAAGCAGAAACTCCAGGAAGGTAAAAACCTCATTAAGTATTTCTGTGTCCCTTGCTCCGCTACCAAAACAAACGGAGGACGCAGAAGAAATCTGCCACACCATGATACGGAGAAATGGGAAACTTTCAAAGCCTACAACAAGCGTGATGTGGAAACCGAAATAGGCATTCAAGAAAAACTCTCCAAGTTCCCGGTATCTAATACAGAATGGGACAATTATAGGCTCGACCAGATCATCAACGATCGTGGAATTACCCTTGATATGGATTTTGTAAAACAAGCTATTTGCTGTGATGAGGTTACAAAAACAAGACTACGCGGTCTCATGCAAAACCTGACCAGTCTTGAAAACCCCAACTCTGTACAACAAATGAAGGAGTGGCTCGCCGACAACGGCCTTGAAACAGATACCCTCGGCAAGGCAGCGGTTACAGAACTAATAAAGACTGCTCCGCCTGATCTGGGAGAGGTTCTTTCACTTCGTCAGGAGCTTGCCAAATCATCGGTCAAGAAATACACCGCTATGGAAAACGTGGTCGGTTCAGACGGCAGAGCCAGAGGGCTTATCCAGTTTTACGGAGCCAATAGAACCGGCAGATATGCAGGCAGGCTTATACAGGTGCAAAACCTCCCGCAAAACCATCTGCCTGATTTAGAAGCTGCAAGAAACCTTATAAAAGCAGGATTTTTTGATGCTGTGGATATGCTCTACGACAGCACTTCAAGCGTCCTCTCAGAACTCATCCGCACAGCGTTTGTGCCAAAAGACGGCTCCCGATTTATCGTTGCAGACTTTTCTGCAATCGAAGCCCGGATTATCGCCTGGTTTGCAGGTGAAAAGTGGCGAATGGGTGTCTTTGAAAACGGCGGTGACATTTACTGTGCGTCCGCTTCGCAGATGTTCCATGTGCCGGTTGAGAAAAACGGTGTTAACGGCCACTTACGGCAAAAAGGAAAAATCGCAGAACTCGCCTTGGGTTATGGCGGCTCCGTTGGCGCACTCAAAGCAATGGGTGCTTTGCAGATGGGTGTTCTCGAGGATGAACTGCAACCGCTTGTTACAGCCTGGCGTCAGTCCAACCCTCGCATCGTTAAACTGTGGTGGGACGTCGACAAGGCAGCAATGACAGCAGTCAGGCAGAAAACAGCAACAGAAACACACGGCATCCGCTTTACCTATCAGAGCGGAATGCTCTATATTACTCTCCCATCCGGCAGAAACCTTGTGTATGTGAAGCCAAGAATCGGAGTCAACCAGTTTGGTTCGGATGCCATTACTTATGAAGGCGTCGGCGGCACTAAGAAATGGGAACGCATCGAAAGTTACGGTCCCAAATTCGTGGAAAACATTGTGCAAGCCACCGCTCGCGACATTTTGACAGAAGCTATGCTACGTCTTTCCGCTTCTGGTTTTGAGATTGTCATGCACGTCCATGATGAAGCGGTTCTTGAAGTACCCCTGGGCAAGTCCTCAGTTGATGAAATATGCCAAATCATGGCCGTAAAGCCTAAATGGGCGAATGGGCTGCTGCTTAGTGCCGATGGCTACGAATGTGAATTTTATAAAAAAGACTAACAGGAAGGAGGCTCTCCCTCATGAGCATTAACAAATATAACGCTGAAGGCTACTATGACCCAACAGCATACGAAGCTTTGAGCCGTATCGAAAGGGAGTCAAAAAAGATGCCCTTCAGACCGCTTGTATATATCTGCTCCCCTTATTCCGGGGATGTGGAGAAAAACGTGAAAAAAGCACGGGAGCATTGCCGCTTTGCACTTAACAGCGGCTGTATTCCCATCGCCATGCATCTGCTTCTGCCACAATTCATGGATGACAATAATCCCAAGGAGCGTGACCTCGCTCTCTTTATAGATTTGGTCATTATGGGCAAGTGCCAAGAGGTATGGGTATTCGGTGACCGCATATCCGACGGAATGGCTATTGAGATTGCAAAAGCCAAGAAACGTGGCCAGGGGGTTAAATATTTCGGCTTTAACTATAAGGAGGTATCAGAAGATGCGTGATTTAGCAATCGCATATGGCAACAGCTGTTCTGCAAAGAACTGGTCAAATAAAACCATTCGTTTTGAAGAACTCTGTAGCCGTCTTGAACACACAATTCGCACTTCCGAGACAGTTGAAGAATATCCGAAACTGCCCAAAGCGGAGCGCGACAGGGTAAAAGACAAAGGTGGCTTTGTAGGCGGTCACCTTAAAGACAACAGGCGCAAACGCGAAAATGTAGCCTACCGTTCCATGCTGACCCACGATGCCGATCATGCGGACAAGGATTTTATTTCAAGATATGAGGCGGAGCATAAATATGCTTCGTGCTTATACACCACACACGGTCACACCCCAGAAGCGCCGAGGGTTCGTGTCCTCGTTCCGCTGACCAGAGATGTTACGCCGGATGAATACATCGCAATTGCCCGCTATTTTTCGGAAGATCTCGGCATTGATATGTTTGACGAATGCAGCTACCGCCCTCATCAGCTGATGTACTGGCCTACTACACCTTCAAACGGTGAGTATGTATTCAAACATTGTGACGGCGAATGGCTCGACCCTGATAAGTGCTTAGCCAAGCATCCAAATTGGCGGGATTGCTCTCTCCTCCCAACATCATCAAGGGAAAGCAAGGTAACTGATTATTCCGGAAAGCATCAAGAGGACCCTCTCGGAAAGTCCGGCATCGTTGGAACCTTCTGCCGAACATACAGCGTTACGGAGGCCATTGAAAAGTTTCTGCCGGATGTTTACGCTCCCTCAGCGATGGAAGGCAGGTTCGACTATATTCCTGCTGACAGCAGTGCAGGTGTAGTCATTTACGATGATAAGTTCGCATATTCCCATCACGCCACCGACCCGGCTTGCGGTCAGCTTATGAACGCCTTTGATGCAGTGCGAATCCATAAGTTCGGCAGGCTGGACGATAAGGCATCAGCAGAAACCCCTCCGAGCAAGCTGCCCTCCTTTAAGGAAATGTGTCAGTTTGCCATAGAGGATGACAAGATAAAACTTGCGATTGCACTGGAGCGTCAGCAGGAAGCCTTGGATGATTTCACCGATGATACTGACTGGCTTTCACGCCTTGAATACGAACCTCGTTCCAAGGTGCTGAAGAATTCGCTCCGTAACCTTACGCTTATCTTGGAAAATGACCCCAACTTAAAAGACATCGTGTTTAATCAGCAGCTGGACGGCATGGAGATTAAAGGTGAAGTACCATGGAATCATCCAAGCAAGTTTTGGAGAGACGCAGACGATGCCCAGTTGATCAGCTACATCGACAAGCACTATGGTGCCTTTTCTGCAAGGAATTATGAGATTGCGGTGGCAAAGGTTACTGATGACCGCTCCTACCATCCCATCCGTGAGTATATTGACAGCCTGCCGGAATGGGATGAAATACAACGTGTGGATACGCTGCTCATTGATTATCTTGGTGCGGATGATAACGAATATGTCCGTGCTGTGACAAGAAAAACGCTCTGCGCCGCTATTGCCAGAGTACTGAATCCCGGCTGCAAGTTTGATTCCATGCTTGTGCTGAACGGTCCCCAAGGTGTCGGGAAAAGCACTCTTATATCAAAACTTGCCGGCGAGTGGTTCTCCGACAGTTTAAACCTTAGCGATACAAAGGACAAAACCGCTGCTGAGAAGCTTCAAGGTTACTGGATTCTTGAAATCGGTGAACTGGCGGGTCTTAGAAAAGCCGAAGTTGAAACCCTCCGCTCCTTCATATCGAGGCAGAACGATATCTACCGTGCTTCTTTCGGCAAACGCGCAACTCCGCACTTAAGGCAGTGCGTATTTTTCGGCACGACCAATGCAGAGTCCGGTTACCTTCGTGATACCACAGGCAACCGCAGGTTTTGGCCTGTAAAAACACCCGGCGGGAAGGCAAAACATTCATGGCAGCTTTCCGCATACGAGATTCAGCAGATATGGGCAGAAACCCTTGTGTATGTGAAGAAAGGCGAAAAGCTGTATCTTAACAAAACTGTTGAGCAATTGGCAAAAGCCGAGCAACGTGAAGCTTTGGAATCAGATGAGCGTGAAGGCTTGGTGCGTGAATACATCGACACCCTTCTGCCGGAAGACTGGGACAGCATGGATCTGTTTGAACGCAGAAACTTTTTAAACGGCAGCGAGTTTGGCGGTGAGAAACGCTCTGGGACTATAAAGCGTGAATCCGTCTCAAATATGGAAATCTGGTGCGAGTGCTTCGGAAAAGAAAGAGCCAACCTGCGCCGTATCGATGCCAATGACATATCTGCTATTGTCACCCGCATTGGTGGCTGGGAACGCTCTAAATCTAAGATACGAATTCCGCTCTATGGGCCTCAGTGGATTTATGTTCCAAAGTCTTGTTCCAAAGAATGAACTCTCGGCGGGGAGCCAGTTTGGAACTGTTCCAAAGTACCGATTTTGTACCGAAAGTTCCAAACCCTATGCTACCTTGGAACGACCAATAAAGCCTTGAAAACAGGCACAAATAGATAGACGCTGTTCCATGTTCCAAAGAATACTATCAAAAATAAAAATGTAAGTAGATATAGGTATATACAGCATTTTATATTTATAGAGATTTTTTGGCACATTGGAACAGCGGGAAAGGAAACCTATGTTAGAAAAAACCATTGAAAATAAATTAAAAGCCACTGTCAAAGACATGGGCGGCATAGCATTTAAGTTTAATGCTCCTGGAATCAATGGAGTGCCTGACCGCCTGGTGCTATTACCGCATGGGAAGTTAGCTTTTATTGAACTAAAAGCACCGGGTAAGAAAATGCGGCCGATGCAAGTACGCAGAAAAAGGCAGTTAGAACAACTTGGCTTTTTGGTTTACTGCATTGACAGCGTAGAGCAGATTGGAGGTGTACTTGATGCCATTGAAAATCAACTGTGATTGGTGCGGAAAAGAAATTCTCCGATGTAAATCACAAATTAAGAAACATAATTTTTGTAGTAGAAAATGCTTGGCTGATTTCAGTAATAAAAGAAAGAACCCCGAAAGATATATGGACTTAAAGGATTTTACAAAAATGAGCGAGCATCTTACTATGCTTAATCGAGTATTAAATCCATCTCGAATGAATCCTGATACACGACAAAAACTGCGTGATTATCGGTTGGGTTCTGGAAAAGGAGTTACGTATACCAAATATTTCGGTGTTCATGAACATCGAGTAGTAGCAGAACAACTGCTTGGTAGATCCCTGACTGATGATGAAGTCGTCCATCATGTTGATGGCAACAAAAGAAATAATACCCCGGATAACCTGATGGTGCTTCCATCGCAATCAGAACACGCAAAGCTACATTTGAGAGATCGGGCTTTTTGGAATGGAGGTGATGCCAAATGAAGTTCATACCACATGAGTATCAGCAGTATGCGATTGATTTTATCGAGAGCAAGCCAATATCTGCAGTATTCCTTGATATGGGCTTGGGTTGGCAAAACAGTGATAACGCTGACGGCAATAACCGACCTTCTCTTTGACAGCTTCGATGCGCATAAAATTCTGGTTATTGCACCTCTCCGAGTGGCTCGTGATACATGGCCTGCTGAAATTAAAAAATGGGACCACCTTCATAACCTTACTTATTCCGTGGCAATCGGCACTGAGCAGGAACGAAGAAACGCACTCATGGCCAAAGCGGATATTTATCTCATCAACCGTGAAAATGTTGACTGGTTCGTGAGCAAGAGCAATCTCCCGTTTGACTTCGATATGGTGGTCATCGATGAGCTATCTTCCTTCAAATCCTACAGTGCTAAACGCTTTAAGAGCCTTTTAAAAGTCAGACCTAAGATTAAACGCATTGTGGGCCTTACGGGTACTCCATCCAGTAATGGACTTATGGATTTATGGGCGGAATTTCGTATCCTCGACATGGGTCAAAGACTCGGCAGGTACATCACCCATTACCGCAATAACTTTTTTACCCCGGATAAGCGAAATCAACAGATGGTCTTTTCCTATAAGCCGCTACCGGGTGCAGAAAAAGCCATCTACAGACTTATATCTGATATTACCATCTCCATGAAATCTGCTGATTTCTTGAAAATGCCAGAATGCGTAATAAATGAAGTGCCTGTTTACTTAAGCTCGGATGAGCAGGATATTTACGATTCCTTTCGTGAGGACATGGTCATAAAACTTAAAACCGATGAAATTGATGCGGTGAATGCAGCTGTTCTTTCCGGCAAGCTCCTTCAGATGGCAAACGGTGCTGTTTACGATGAGGATGGCATGGCTCATCAAATTCATGACCGCAAGCTGGACGCCCTTGAGGATTTGATTGAAGGTGCAAACGGCAAGCCTGTACTCATTGCCTACTGGTACAACCATGACCTTGAGCGTATCTGCAAGCAGTTTGATGTTAGGCAGATAAAAACATCAAAGGATATCGCAGACTGGAACAGCGGAAATATCCAGGTTGCAGTTATTCACCCAGCTTCCGCAGGACATGGACTGAACCTTCAAAGCGGCGGCTCTACCCTCATCTGGTTCGGACTCACCTGGTCTCTTGAACTTTACCAGCAGACCAATGCCAGGCTTTGGAGGCAAGGTCAGCGTGATACGGTGGTTATCCACCACATCGTTGCAAAAGGAACGATTGACGAACAAGTCATGACGGCGCTTTTTAAAAAAGAGAAAACCCAGGCTGACCTAATTAATGCAGTCAAAGCAAATCTGACGGAAAGGAAGAAAATCGCATGAACGACACATACGAAAGATTGTCAAATGCCATTGTTTTGCAAGCGGTCAAGGATTATCGCAATGCACTGAAAAGACTGAAAAAGCATCCTCAAAATGAAAAGGCTTTAAATACAAAACGTGAAGTTGAGCGGTTCTTCCGTTCCGATTGGTATGCATCGCTTACTACGGTAGACCCGGAGATGCTTATTCTCAAACTCAACGAGGAGGTTATATGATGACGGTAAAAGAATATCTCGGACAGGCTTACCGCCTGGACCAACGCATAAACAGTAAGCTGGAGCAATTGGAATCACTAAACGGCCTTGCCACAAAATGTACATCAACACTTACGGGAATGCCGAAAAATCCATCCCGCAGCACATCTATGATGGCAGATGCTGTTGCTAAGATTGTGGACCTGCAAGCCGAAATCAACCATGACATTGACCTGCTTGTAGATTTGAAATGTGAAATGGTCAGGGTTATTAAAAATGTAGACCATGCTGAATATCAGACCCTTTTGGAGTTGCGCTACCTCTGCTTCAAAACCTGGGAGCAGATTGCTGTGGATATGAATTACAGTATAGACAATGTTTATCGCATACATAGGAAAGCCCTTTGTGCGGTGAACCTCCCGAAAAGTATACAGTAAATTCTACTGTTTTCTACTATTACCTTTGTGTTATGCTAGAGTTAGCAAAATAGAATCTTAAAGGCCACCCTGGAGAAATCCCTGGTGGTTTTTCTTATGCCCAGAAAGCGAGGTGAACCAATGCCCTACAAACCAAAACGTCCCTGTGCTTATCCCGGCTGCGGTCGGCTTGCTGAACGCGAGCAATACTGTGCCGAGCATCAAAAAGAAATGGACAAACATTACAATCAATACGAACGTGACCCTGCTTCCAACAAGCGATACGGTCGTGCTTGGAAGCGTATCCGTGACCGTTACATCAAGTCGCATCCTCTTTGTGAGGAGTGCGAGAAGCAAGGTAAGCTCACTCCCTCCGAAGAGGTACACCACATCCTTCCACTCTCCAAAGGCGGCGGCAACGAGAAGAGCAACCTCATGGCTCTCTGTAAATCCTGTCACTCTCGAATCACTGTCGAAAGCGGCGACCGGTGGGGGCGGTCAAATCTCTAAAACTATTTAAAGCGGACAGCGGCGTGGGGCTTCGTGTTGAAAAACGCACATTCAAACGACCGAATAGCCCCAGCACAAAAGGAGTGTGATGAATATGGCCAAAGACGGCACAAACAGGGGCGGCGCTCGTGTCGGCGCGGGTGCAAAAAAGAAGCCTCTCGCCGACAAAATATCTGCCGGCAATCCCGGCGGCAGAACATTGACCGTGATGGAGTTTTCCGACACAGCGGATTTACACGGCGAGGTAATGCCGGAACCAAATAAAATGCTCGAAGCCGTCCAAAAGGACGGCAAGACGCTCGTCGCTGCTGACATTTACAAAAACACGTGGCGCTGGCTACATGAGCGCGGATGTTCGGTGCTTGTCTCTCCACAGCTTTTGGAACGCTACGCCATGAGCGTGGCTCGTTGGATTCAGTGCGAAGAAGCTGTTACCGAATATGGTTTTCTGGCGAAGCACCCCACCACGGGCAACGCCATTCAAAGCCCCTATGTGGCGATGGGTCAGAACTATATGAACCAGACCAACCGCCTGTGGATGGAGATATTCCAGATTGTCAAGGAAAACTGTACCGGCGAATACAGCGGAGCCAATCCGCAGGACGATGTGATGGAGCGGCTTCTGACCGCCCGGAAAGGAAAATAAGATATGATAACTTATAAAACAGCAGAAAGCGTCTGCGCTGGACACCCGGATAAACTATGCGACCTCATTGCCGACAGCATCCTTGATGCCTGTCTGCGCAAAGACAAATCCTCCCGTGTCGCCTGCGAGGTCATGGCGACCAAGGGAAAAATCATCGTTGCGGGCGAGATCACCTGCGACGGTAAAGTCGATATCCGCTGGGAGGTACGTAAAGTCCTACGCAAGGTCGGCTACAATCCGTGGAAGTTTACGGTTTTCGTATTCGTTCATAAGCAGAGCAAGGATATCGATGCCGGGGTAACCACCGCCCTTGAAGCCCGAAACGGCAGTGAGGAACGCTATGCCTCCCTCGGTGCTGGCGACCAGGGCACCGCTTACGGTTATGCCACCAATGAAACCCGTGAGATGCTTCCGCTTCCGCTGGTGCTGGTACATAGAATTTGCATGCGTGTGGACGCTGTCCGCAAGGACAAGATCGTCAAAGGCATTCTGCCGGACGGAAAAGCACAGGTCACGGTTGAATATGAGGACGGTAGACCTAAGCGTGTGAAAACCATTGTGGTCTCCGTCCAGCACGACAAGGATAAAACGCAGGAGCAGCTATACTCCGACATTAAACAAAATGTGCTCTGGCAGTGCTTTGAGGATTTCCCCTTTGACGATGAAACAGAAATTCTCATCAATCCCTCCGGCAGGTTTGTCGAGGGAGGCCCCGCCGCTGACACAGGCCTTACGGGCAGAAAGATGATGGTGGATACCTACGGAGGGCTTGCTCTCCACGGCGGAGGTGCGTTTTCCGGTAAAGACCCGACAAAGGTCGACCGAAGCGGTGCATACATGGCGCGGTACATCGCAAAAAACATCGTGTGGAGCGACTTAGCTGAAAGATGCGAAGTCGCTCTTTCTTATGCCATCGGCAAGGCTGATCCTGTGGCGGTTGACATCGACGCTTTCGGCACGAGTGCCCTCACCAATGAGGAACTACGCAAAATCGTGCTATCCGTGTTCAACCTGCGTCCGGCGGCAATCATCGAAAAACTGCGGCTGCGCAATGCCATCTATGAGGATACGGCAGTTTACGGACATTTCAATTCCTGTCTGTTTCCATGGGAGGACGGCAGTATCCATTACAAAGAACTGAGAAAGGCGGCGGAGAAATATGCTGATAGAAAAGATTCCAACTGATCGGCTCACCCCCGCCGATTACAATCCACGCAAAGACCTCAAGCCGGGCGACCCGGAATATGAAAAACTGAAACGATCTCTTGAGGAGTTCGGCTATGTCGAACCCGTTATATGGAATAAGACCACCTCCCATGTCGTTGGTGGTCATCAGCGTTTGAAGGTCCTGCTTGATATGGGCATTACCGAAGTCGAGTGCGTTGTGGTCGAGATGGACGCCGAGAAGGAAAAGGCACTCAATGTCGCGCTCAATAAAATTAGCGGTGACTGGGACAAAGATAAGCTGGCTCTGCTCATCGCCGACCTTCAGGGCGCGGACTTCGATGTATCGCTCACTGGTTTCGACCCCGACGAGCTTGATGACCTTTTCAAGGATTCGCTCAAGGACGGCATCAAAGACGATGATTTTGATGTGAATGCGGAACTGCAGAAGCCTGCACTTACCAAACCGGGCGACGTGTGGTTGCTCGGCCGGCACAGGCTGGTCTGCGGCGATTCCACTAAAGCTGAAACCTTTACTGCTTTGATGGACGGCAAGATGGCAAATCTGGTGGTAACCGACCCGCCGTACAACGTCAACTACGAAGGCGCGGCGGGGAAAATCAAA